AGCAACAGACACCATTACTATTAGAACTACAGCAGGCGAAGAGATTGTAGGCAGATTTGTAGAAGAAGATGCTACCACTATAAAAATCACCAAGCCACTAGCACTACAAGCAAGTCAGCAAGGCATTGGACTAGGTCCTTGGGTGTTTACTGTGGATCCTGCTAGTACTATCAAACTAAATAAAAGTGCAGTAGTTTTTGTACACAAGACCGAAAAAGATATGGCCAGTCAATATGTGCAAGCAACTACAGGATTATCAATATCGGGATAAGTTTATGGGCGGTTTAGTTGCTAGAAAAACAGATACTTGTACAACAGGACATGGTTGTGATAGTACAACTACTCTTAGCAACGGCCAAGGCACAGTTTTTGCCGAAAATAAACTTGTTGCACGGATAACAGATCCAACTGTATCACATAATGTTCCAACTCCGGTACCAGATGGCGATGGTGGAACAAAAATTGTGTGTTTACCTCACACAGGATCAGTAAGATCAGGAAACAGTTCAGTTTATGCAGTAAATAAACTCGTGACGTTTCTAGGCGAAACTGTTTCGTGTAGCAACGGAAAAATCACAAGTTCAGCATCTACAGTTTATGTAGAAAATTAATCACTTGACAATCTGTCTGCTTTATGTTAGTATGACACATAACAAAGGCAAACAGAAAGAGGCTTATATGGAAAAGATTATTGTGACAGATTGTGATGGCGTACTACTCAACTGGGAGTACGCATTTGTATGTTGGATGACACAACACGGGTATACTGAAATTGAAAATGGTAATAAAGAATACAACATTGGTAAACGATTTGGTATTACTCTAGAAGAAGCTATCAAACAAGTTGTAATATTCAATGAAAGTGCCGCAATGGCATTCCTTCCAGCACTACGTGATGCACGTTATTATGTGAAACGACTACACGAAGAACACGGCTATGTGTTTCATTGTGTCACTAGCATGAGTCTTGATCCTAATGCCAAGAAACTACGTCAAATGAACTTAGACAAGTTGTTCGGTCCAACAGCATTTCCAGTACTAGAGTGTTTGGATACAGGTGCAGACAAAGAAGAAGCACTTGAGAAGTATCGTGACACTGGGTATTATTGGATTGAAGACAAGTTTTCAAACGCCGTTGCAGGGCAAGAAGTAGGTATGCGTCCGATCCTTATTGAGCATGGCTGGAACATGAACGAAGTTGTACCAGATGGTATGAAAAAAGTAGTTAACTGGAAAGAATTATACAGTCATATTGTTGGATGAATAGTTGAGTGATATACACGAACAATTAAAAGTAGCCTTTGCAACTTATGTAAAGGAATCTGAAAAGTTTGCACAAGATGGTGTAAAGGTTAGTGCTGTTCGTGCTAGGCAAGCTCTTAATGATGTGAAACAACTAATTGTTGAACGTAGAAAAGAAATACAGGATCAAAAAGACCGGACATGAGCGAAAAACAATATTTAAAATCTATTGGTGAAAAAGTTGTACTGTACAACGAAGCTAAAGAAAAAGCTATTAAATGGCTTATTGAAAAACAAATTAAAGATAAAGATAAAATCCAAAATGCATTAATAATGAGTCAAATTTGGATTGCACATAATTTAGGACATGAAATTACAATGTCTGATTTATTAATTTATCTTGGCGACAATACAGATATAGTTGATATTGATACACGAATAGTACAACTTGACAAAGAATTTGTAGCTTTAAGTTTAGAACAGATGTTAGAAGCAAGTATTTCATGATACATAAATCAATTGGATTGACTCATATTTTTATCTGTGAAGATACAGCAAATTGTGCAATAAAAAATATAGTAGAAGATACAGTACAGCAGGTTGCTGATTTTGTAGACTCTATGAACTATGTTGTGACATACATTGCAGGATCTGAAAATGCAGCAGAAAAATTAAAATATTATACTGCTGGTGATATTATTAACTTACAGGATATAGATTTGTATATTGGAGACTTTTCATGAAGATTCTAGCCAAAGATTCGATACTAACTTTTGGAACTAAGTCTATAGCTTTTGAAATAAAGCGTAAAGAAGATATTGCATATATTGATTATTACGATAATACTGAATTTGTTCATCAATTAGAATGTCCTGTTGCAATGGCTAATAAGATTTACAAGACATCTATCTACGAAGGTTATAGTGAATCATTTTAAGTACATGTTAGCGCTCTTATCTTAATATGGTGTAAATACAATATGTTAAAAGATTTAAAAGAAGAATACAGATTATTCTATATGGTTAAAGGACATCTTGACGCAGACCCTGCAACAGTAGTCGAGTCTGCAGATAGTTATTTTAAAAGGTTATGGGCCGCTGGAAGCAATGGGGCTCCGTTGTATGATTATGCTGAAGAATTTGAAATAGCATGGAAAAACAAACATAACCAGTTGACAAACTCTAAAACATAGTATATAAATAAACTGTTAGCGTTGAAGCAACGTAGACACATACTGGACCCCGGGGCAGTACCGGGCTACTCCACCATAAACACATTTACCGAGTGTGCTTTTGATGGGGTAGAACTAGGATCGACAGGTGTGAAAGTGAAGTGGAGTTAACCGGATGACTGCGTTATTGGTCAAACTTTATAATTGCAAATGACAATTATCAGCCAGAAATGGCATTAGCAGCCTAAGGGTATGTGGGGGCGGGTACTGCCTAGCAACAGAAGTGCCACTTTAAACTTTGACACAAAGGACATTTAATGAAATATGTAATTGACATCGACGGAACTATTTGTCAAGAGGTTTACTTTATGGATGGTAGTGGTAAAAAAGACTATGCTAATCATATTCCAATGCCAGAGCGTATTGCACGAGTAAACGCATTGTACGATGCAGGACACACAATAAAATATATGACAGCACGTGGCTGTGTAAGCGGTGTAGATTATTACGAACTTACATACAAGCAACTTATGGACTGGGGTGCAAAGCATCACGAACTAAGCGTAGGCGAAAAAGAGAACTACGATGTTTGGATTGATGACAAAGCGTTTTGGAGTGAAAACTTCTTCCGAGAAACAGGTGAGTCATATGAGTGATCACAGATTTATTGCAGCAATGGATCACAGTGGTGGTTCAACAGGTGGCGTGCTAGAACGCTACGGACAAGAATACACAGAAGCAGACAAGATGGAGAAAGTTCATGCTATGCGTCTTAGAATGGTCAACAGTCCTGACTTCAACGATGAAAACATCTGGGGAGCAATCCTCTACCAAGACACAGTCACCCGTGGCATGGTTAACGTCTTGGATGAAAAAGGCATTGACACGTTCCTAAAGATCGACAGTGGATGTGATGAAGATGGAACACTCAAACAGTTTCCAGTAAAGCAGATGTTGGAGTTTGCTACAAACGGCATTGGTCCTAAGATTTATGGTACAAAGATGCGTAGCATTGTTAAAGGTGTCGGCATGGTACATCCTGTACTCAAACAACAGTTTACACTTGCTCGTACTATTTGTGACTACGGTCTTGTACCAATCATTGAGCCTGAAATACCTATCGACAATCCTATTAAAGCTAAAGTTGAATCAGCTCTTATGTTTCACTTGCAAGAGTTCCTAGATGAGTTTCCAGGCAAATGTATTCTCAAACTAACACCACCAGAAGTACCCAACTTGTACCACAATCTTACAGTGTTTCCTAACGTAGAACGTGTTGTATTCCTCAGTGGCGGTTATCCTACTATGGAAGCATGTCGCAGGTTGTCAATGAACGAAAGCATTACAGCAAGTTTTAGTAGAGCACTAAGTGAAGGACTAGCACATTCGCAAACAGATGCAGAGTTCAATGCAAAGATATCACAAAACATCAAGATGATTAAGGAGTCATGTAATGCCATATCACACTAGTGCAAACTTATTTGAAGTAGGTGACTTTATTAGCCATGCAGGAAACAAACTAGCATGGAAGATTGAGTGCGATGCTATACGCCCAGAATGGTGGGACGGACTTGCACGTATGATTATGGATTATCAAACAGAACCTTTTAGCAAAGTAGTTGGTATTCCACGTGGTGGCTTGCCACTACAGTATGCAATGGAAAAGTATGCAACGCCTGGTGACCATCCTTGGATGGTTGTAGATGATGTGTACACAACTGGAACAAGTTTTAGAGAATTCTGTACAAACAATCAAACAATGTTTGCATACAAGTGGTGTGTCTTTGCACTTAAGCCTATTGCTTACGAAGA